TCTATTTTTTCTTTTATACATTCTCCACGTATTGAATATCGTTGAAGTTTACCTTTATATAAATAACACTGATACAAAAAACCATCTTTAAACATTAAAGTTACACTTGGGTTATATAAAAAACGTTCTTTATATTCCTTCGGATGATCTTGAGCATACAAAACACCTATAAAAGTTCCTAAAAGATTACCAAATAAACTTCCTAAAATTCCCCATCTAAATTTATGACTTTCATATCTAGTTTCTAATTTTTCTTCGCTATTAACGCTACCTTGTAATAAATCGCTATATTTATATAGCTTACATTTTTCGGTGTCCCAGTATGAGATTAAGATTTGTCTTTTTTTATCATTAAAATATATGTTCTTACACTTTAAATCACTATCTAAGATAAAATCTATCTTTTCGCTCCAATTCATATAAACCACCTTCTTTATTTACTAATATTATATAACATATTAAGTTATAAAAGAAGTGATTTATAAAAAATTACTTTCCCCGTAAGCGCCTTAACGCTTCTCTTGGCATGACTGGTCTATCTTCCTTAGCCTTAGCAGACATTACTTCAACTAACGTTTCAAATTCTTCTTCATCGCTAACAGATATTGCTATACCAGATTCCAACATTAATTTCTGTTGTAGGTATAGCAAATCTTGATATTCATTTTGAGTATCAATTAAAGTATCTGCTAAGCGTCTAATTCTTTTTTTGGATCTTTGTCCTTTTTAACTTCTGAATTCATCATCGCTTTAATATCTTCTTCAGATTGACCTTTAATTCGCATGATTACATAGTTGATATAATTACCCAATTCTTCAAAAGTTAAGTTATCTTCAGCAAGATCACGCTCTTTATTAGATAAATTCAAAGCTTTCTGTAAGAAATCAAAAGCACTGTCAGCAAACTCAATTTCCATGTTATTCATTTTAATTGCATTATTAACAAAATCTTCATTGCTGGAATCTCTTTCTTTTAATAACTCAGTTCTATCCTGTTCGATACCTAATTTCAACAGCTTATTCATCATCATATCAGCTAATTTAATCTTCTTAACTGTTACTTTAACAAAAACTGGTTTCTTTAATCCAAGTTTTTTTGTATTAATTTTAACCATAATAAATCCTCCAACGTTTCACATTTCTCGTCTCTGTTTATTTAACTAATGTAAGCCAGAATCACCGCTAACAGCTACACTGCCTGTTTTTGTTCCACCAGGGATTTTAAGACTAGCTACACCGTCAAAGCCACCAAAAACTTCTTTGAACATCGCGTTAATATCAAATCCTGCTTCATCATCAGCCCAAACCTTATAAGGTTGTGTTACTCCTTTATCGTCAACAAAAGTTGTATCTTTAATTGGAGCTAAAGCTTGATAGGTCAAAGTAGTATCAGCTTCTGTAATATTGTTATTATCAGTACCATGGTTTTGTGCTGCTTGAGTTAATTCACCATTTGCAAAGCCTTCATAAATTCTTGTTCCGTCCATATCTTCAGAACAAATTAATAATGCTACGTTAGGCTTAGAACCAGATGTAAGCACATAACCACCTTTACCGTCAGATACATATCCTTTTAGGCGGTTTAATAAGTCTTTTTTGATATCTAACATAGTTAATGCAACTTGTGGTTGTTGCTTACCGTGTGTGATACGCTTAGCTTTATTATTTGCCCATTTAATCGTACCGTTTTGTTCTAAACCAGTAATATTAGCAGTTGTAGCACCTTCTCCATCGCCATCAACTACTTCAACTCCTAGTTCACTAACACCTTTTTTAGCATCTTTAATAATATCGCCTTTATCGTCAACGATACCAAATGCTGCGTATAAAATACCATGAGTTGTTGCTCCTGCCATTCTATATACCTTCTTTCACTTTTAAAATTTTTGAAAAATAAAAAACCTTAGTCCATTGTTTAGTGTCTGGGTCCTTAATTCGATTCCTTGAAGTGTCAATTTCCCAATCATCGCCATTAAATAATTTGGCTAATTCTATTTCATGATTTTGGAAATCATCGCCACTTAACTTATAGAAAATCTGAACTTCAACCCCTACTTGCCAATACTTGATCTTCATATTGGCATAAAGACTAGGTTCATTTAAATATTCAGTAATCAATACTGTATTTTTATTTGTACTTACTTCCACATTACTTGGAATAGAACCAGAGTATAACTCATCTATCCAAGTAATATCCTTCATCAATTTTTTTGCTATCGTGGTTGGTGTTTCCACTACTTACCACCTCGCATTATTTTGTCATATTCAGCCTTATTAGCTAGTAGAACTTCCGTTTTGGACTCATTAACAGTATTATCTACAAAATGAGTTGCTGGCATTTTAACTGTTCCGTCATTTAAGAATCTAGCAATATAAGCCTTTTTACCAAAACCAACTGTTGAGCTGCCGTCTTCTTGACCGTCAACATTAGTATCTTGTGACATAACATATTCTTTTAAATGCTTTTCTTTCTTGTGATTTAACTTAGAAACTGGTGTATTTTTTCGTAAATTCTCTTCTAGTACTTTAGCTCCCGCTTGAGTGATTTTCTTTTTTTGCTCCATATTAGGAACAAGTTTATTCAAACTCTTACTAAAGTCTTGTAGTAATTTTTCAAAATCATTAGCCACGCTTGCCAGCTCCTTTCTTTTTCCTAATAACTACATAGTCATAAGCCATATAGTTATTAGTATCATCAGGAGAGATAGACACTACTTCGTAAATTTCATTTTTATATTTAGCTAATGTAGCTTCTTGAACTTTATCATTGTGTCTAATTGCCACAGTTAGAGTATCATCAAGCCCTAAGCCTGTTAATTGAAACTGTTGAGACATGGTTCGTCTCTGCGGTGCACACCAACAAGAAAATAATGTTACTGGCTTTTCAACTGTATCTCCAGTTAAATCATCAGCTACAAAACTAACAGTTTGGAACTCGATACGCTGATTAAATGAAGAATGTAATAACTTCTTAGGCATCGCTATCACCTTCTTCATATAACGCCAATTTCCCACGTAATTGTGAGATTATCGCATTTAAAGTTAGATTGATAGGATAAGTCATTACATCTTGTAAAGCCACTCTGTAATCATAATAAGCACCAGCTAAAGCTAAAATTGCTATTTTTTGAATTGCAATAACATCTTCTTGTTGCCAAAATTCATCATCGCCACCTACTGCAGTTTTAATATAAACTTCAGCAGCATTAATATATGAATTTAGTAATCTATCGTCATCATTGCCATCAATTCTAAGAGATAACTTCAGATCATCAAGTAATATTTCCTTATCCATCTAAATCACCTCTAAACTTTAGGTGTGCCTGCTAAGTTAGCTTCTTGATCTTTAATAGTCTTGAATGAACCAGCTACCCAAGCTTCACTATCAGTTGCTACTACATCAAAACGATCAATTACACGGACCTTAGTTAAATCTTTTTCAAATGCTCCACCACCAATGTTAGTAGATAATAGAGACATATTTTCACGATCAAACAATGTTACTGCTTGTTTTAGATCACCATAGTATAATGGATGATTTCCAGAATTATCTGGTAACCAACGATCAGCAATTTCAATTACTCGCTTACCTTTAATGATGTATTGATCTGGTTGTTTAGGATCTGGTTGTAATAAGTAACGTCCCATTGCATCCTTAACTTTAGCTAAAGTATTCAAACCAGATGTATTAGTCATCAAGAATGACGTTGTTTTAATTGCAGGATCTACCCCTTTATTAATTAAATCGATAATACCGTCAAAATCTGCAATAGTTGGTTTCTTAGGTGCCTTATTCATTACATAAATAATTGCCTTGTTGCGTGTAACTACTACCTTTTTAGCAATCCATGCAGATAACCAAGCTAAGATATTTTCTGCAGTATCTTTCAATAAAGTATTTGTGACAGTAGTAATACCTGCATAACGTTTAATTGCGAACTTGATTAATGTTAGTTTTGGATCATCATTATCACCAATTGCTGCAGTTTCATCATCTAGATTAGCTAATGGTGTAACATCAGTCCATTTTTCAAACACACGAGAACCACTTGGCATAGATACAGATTCACGATTTACGTATTGTTCTAATGAATCATAACGGCGTACTAATTGATGAATAGCTGTTTGAATATCTTCAGGAATTGTTAGGCCAGCATTATTACCACTATCATCTTTAGAAGATGTAACCATCGCTAATACTTTAGGATCGTTATTCATCATACCAATAAAATCTTTAACGAATTTTGCCTTTAAATCTTTTTCATTATCATTCAATGGTTCTTTTGCACTATCTGGCATGTTATAAACTTGTTCAGCTCGTGCAGCATCTAATTGTTCTTTCAAATTATCACGACGTGCCACTTCTTTATCACGTTGAGCTTTCAAGTTAGCAAATTTTTCTTCATCATAATTATCATCAATTAAAGCAGCATTAATTTGCATGTTTAAATCTGCTACTTTTTGCCCAGATTCAATCCAAGCATTATTAAGTTCATTAATATTCATGTTTTACTTCCTTCTTTCCATTAAAATAGCCAGTTTCTTATCCTTTAAACTTGGATTTTCAAACTGGCTTGTTGTTTTATTTTGTTGTTTATCTGCCTTTAAAATTAAATTCATTAACTTATTAATAGCTGATTTACTAGGTATATCTTCCATAGAATTCATAACTGGTTCATCATCTTCTTCATTAACGAACATAATTTCATCAGCAAAACCTTTGTCTACTGCATCTTGAGCAGTCAACCATGTTTCATTTGACATCATTTGTAAAAGGTCAGATTGTTTCATGCCTGTTTTTAACTCATAAGCACTGGCAATTGACTTATCAATTCCACTTAAAACACCTGCTTCATGATCTAAATCATCAGCATTTCCATCTACACGAGTCCACGCTTTATGTATCATGATTTGAGCTGTTGGTGCAATTGATACTGTATCTCCTGCCATTGCAATTACTGATGCAGCGGATGCAGCTAACCCTGTAACATTAACTTTTACATTAGATTTATTATTCTTTAACATACTATAAATTTCAGAGGCAACAAATACATCGCCACCATTCGATGCAATATCAACAACAATATCGTCATCACCTTCAGCAACTTCTTCATCTAAAATTGCTGATACTTTTTTAGGGCTTATACAAGTCATGCCAAAATAATCATAGAACATCGCTGTATTATCATCAACAATTGCTCCTTTAATTGGTATCTTCCGCATCGCCATCACCTCCTTTCGATTTTAATATTGCAGGTTCTGGTAAAGGCAAGTCTTTAGGTAAATAACCAGTTTCTTGAAGTAAGTATCTAGCTTGATTATGAGCCAACATACCATTTTTGGTTAAGCCTGATAACGTTTGAGCATAACCATCTTGTAATGGATCAATTGCTGGTCTAATGTTATATCTAATATCTGAATTCAATTTATTATCAAGTTCTGATACGATTGATTCCATATATCTAGATAAAGCATTAGCATACATTCCTTTTATCTGGTCTAAAGATGACTGTTGGTCTCCTTGACCGTTTAAATAAGAATTGGGAATACCATACACTTTAGCGATTTGATTACCAGTCCAATCAGCTTGTGCTAATAATTTAGCAATATCTGATTTTATTTCTAAAGGTGAATATTCTTCTAAATCATCGATTACAACTGGTCCATTATTTGCACTTTGAACTTGTCTCATAAATTGTTTAGAACGTAATGCCTTTAATTTCCAATCTATGGTACCTTCTTTTTTAATTTTTAAAATACCAGGTGCCATAATTGCTTGACTTAATGCAGCTCTAGTTAATTTATTAGAATCATTTTTGATATTAAGTTCGTTAGATAAGGCAGATAAAGGACTAATACCTGTCATACCACCATTTTTTGAAAGTAGTCTAAAATGTAAAACATCATTTTGTGGGACGTTCATTTTTACTCCGATTTTTGGTTCATCAAAGGTAATATTGTAAATTAACCCTGAACCATCATCTAATAGATATGCACTAACCTGTGAAGGCCTTAAATATTCCCAATGATGATCTATACCGTTAATATTTCGCCAACGGTATATAAAAGCTTCTCCACCCAACAACAGTTGAGCAAATATTGCTTGCCAAAAAGCATGTTTATTTGACGTCAAAGTTGGATTATCAATTATTCCTTGATATCTAGTCTTACTACTGATAATTTGTGAAGATGCCAAGTCTCCAGATAATTGAAAAATTGCTGAATATATATCTGAATTCTTTAAGGCTTCTTTAGCGCTGATATAAGTATCACTATCTTTACCAGTTAGAACATTAAAAACTTCTTCATCACCAAAACCAAATGGAACACTCATTGTTGACGTTTTTAAAGCATTATTAATATTAAATATTGGCATTAACTATCACCTCGCTTTCGTTCAGAGATGACTTCAACTAGCCAACCTAAGACAAATAATATTAAGGATATTACAAACCAACCTAGTGTAGCGTTAATTCTAAAGGCTGTATAATCTAATACAACCATTGCTGAAATAAACAATAAAACGTCTGAAAGTTGCCATAAATAGCCTATAATTCGTCTAAAAATCATCAAAATCACCTCCTAATAATCCAGATTCATCACTCATATACCAATCTTCAACTTGCTTAGTTGTCATTAATTCAACTTGTTTTGACTTATCATTAGCTATTCCAAAATCTTCAAAATGGTACATTGCCTGATACATCGCATCAATAATTGCATCCACTACGTCAATTTTTAGCGTTGCTTTAGCTTTATCCACTTGAATACCGATTTTATCTTCATAAATCTGTGCATTCATTAATGCTTTTTCCATGATTTTATCGTCAGGACGTGTAATTGTCCCTTCAATAAAGCATTTCTGCAAAAATTTTGTAGGATCTTTTAGCTCTGATGTTCGTTGCCTGATACCTTGCAATGGATAATCAGTATTTAACTCCAGTTGCTTTATTGTAGTAGTTGCTCCCCAATCATCATAGCCAAAGAAAATAACATTAAGATCATTATCATGTATGTAGTTTAATAACCAATGATAAACCTGTTCTTCATTAATCAAACCTTGTGGATGACTGGTAATAGTACAATAACCTTGCTTAGCTAATTCACGATAATTTATACCATCTTGTTTTTCTTTAGCCTCAATTGAACCAGCGTGTTGCCAAGGAATAAATGAATGTTGCTCAACTCTCCATTTAGGAACACCATGATTGGCCGAATAAGGATATACAAATGCTATTGCAGTATTGTCAGAAAACATCGAATAGTCATAGCCAATATATACAGTCCTACCTTCAATATTGAAATTAGGCTGGATAGCTCGTTCTATATCACTTAACTTCAAAAAACTATTGGTTGCTTCTGCTAACCATAAATTTAAATTCTTATTTTGAAAATCTGCTACATTACCAGATAGCATATCTGCATCACGTTTATCTTGCAATCCTTCCATTAAAACTTGTTTTTGACTATCTAGATACAATAAAGGATTTGATTTATACCACGTTTCTGGCTTAAAAGTTTCATCTAAGCTATCTTGAGCCCAAATTAATCCTAAAAAGTTGTCTGCATCGCGTTTGTAGTCTTGTTCCATCGCTTGCTGAATCATTTTTTGATCTTCATGAAATGGAACACTAGGGTCTGGATAAGATGTTGATATCTGAATGAATTGATGATTAGGCACTTTAACTTGACCTGAAATAATCTTACTAATCTTTTCTCTACTTTTTACTTCTCCAATTTCATCAAAAATAGCTGTTGTAAAGTGAAAACTATCATATTGTCCTGATTCATGAGAGATAGCACGTAAAACGTTATTCTTTTCTTTCATAATCATCTGATCACTTTGAGCTTTAAAGTCAACAGTAGCAGCATAATCTTTAAACATATCCGTCTTAACAATGTACTTCATCATTGTTTTAATATAACCAAATATCTTATTAGTCTGTTTAAAGTTAATTGATGCCACTAGATAATCTTGATTAGACAATCCAAGACTTTCAATGAAGTAGGAGTAGCACATTAAAATTGCCATCAAGTAAGTTTTACCTTGTCCACGAGCAACAGATACCATCGCACGACTAAATCTTTTTCGCCCTTCTAAATTTCTCCAACCAAATAGCATACAGAAAATAAACTTTTGCCAATCCATTAATTCAGTTGGAGAACCTGTATCCACATTTGGACACATTGAGGCAAACAACAATAGTTTTTTAGCTTGTTTAACTGAATAACGATAAGGAAATTCCTTTGTATTCTGTCTTTGTAAATCTCTTAGGTGTCTAAAGCAAGCTAGCTTTATTAGATATCCTGTTTTAATTTCTTCATCAAGTACTTTAAAAGCATACTTAGTACCTTCATCTTGATATTTCTTTCTAATATCTGAAAAATCGATACTATGATATGTTCCTAAAACATCATGAGTCTGAGTTAAATCTACTTCCACTAGCTTTCACCTCCAAAAATCTTTGCTAATTTTTCAGTTGAATCTTCTTTTTCTTTGCTATCAACCAATTGCATCAATTAAGCTCGTGCTTTAGGAGATAAGCCAAGTTGACTACCGATACTGGTTATTTGTATACTAGCGTCTTTCATCGTTGCAACAGCTGGGTTCTTACGATAACCAACAAAATCTTTACCTACTATCGAACCACTTGCGTCTTGAAGTGATTTAAATATCTTAGTTTGAATGCCATTCTCTAAGACATCATCATAAGCTTGACGATAAATCTCATATTGCGAGCAGTACAATTCTACTAATGCAGTATCTATTCTTTTAACTCGCTCTGTACTTTCTAAAAAGGGCACAATTTTGCGCCAACATACCTTGGCTACCGTTCCTAAGTGCTTTGGCGGCGTACCGCTTAAACGCCCATCATTCTGCTGATAAAAGACTTTTTTAACCACTGGCTTACCTCCTTTCAATCTTGGTACCCCCCCTAGGTAAAAATTTCAGAAATTGCACTTTTTTATAAAGTGATTCCTATGTGTGCGCTCTTCCTTGGCTCCTACTAGGGCGGGGGATAAATTTAAATTTCCTTTTAATATAGTTCATCCGATTTGTTTAAAATATATCTACGGCTATTTTAGGGACGTTTTAGCAAGTCTATTCATTTTTAAAACAATCTCACTAATATTTGTAATTTTAGGTACTTGTTTCAACTGGTTATCCTTACCTGTGCCATAGTACCAACGTTCCCAATCTGTCTTGAGTCTATGACACTTTGAACAGATTGTAGCAAGATTACCAGTATCAGCTCTCAAGTCTGTGTCATATTCAATTGGTACAATATGATCTACTGTCTTAGCACTGGTAATCTTATTAATTATTTTGCAATACTGACACAAATAATAATCTCTATTCAATACCAACTGTCTTAAGTTTACCCACTGCTTACTACGATAGAAGTTATATTGTTCAGACTTATTACTATTCCTATTACGTGTAACTGTATTGTAGCGATGCTTATATGCCTTATTTCTTGACCTTGCCCACTTCTGTCTATTAGCTATATACTCTGCTTCATAACTATAATGTTGCTGACAATAATGGTCTGGTAACTCCACCATCGCATGACAATCTTTATATCTACATCGTCTAACTCTTGGCATATCACCCACCACCTTTTAATTTAATCTTGCTAACATCTCTACTGTACTTACGCTTATGTTTGACTGGATGTTTCTTGTAATGTTTCTCTAACTCACGTAACATTTTCAGTTCTTCATAAGTCTGTACTTTTCCGAAATCTATACTATCTTTCATAATTTTCTCCAAAATAAAAAGCCAGCCTGGATAGACTGACTTAATAATTATGACAATTAAAATATGCATTGTAAGTTTTAACTCTCGTGGTCTATAAAGCGACTAACCTAACTTACCTTTGCTACAATACCATAATAGCATGGAAAACTACCCCTTGTGGTTCGTTGCTTATCCCTTTGTTTTCCGATTTTTAACATACCTTATTAAACATAAATATGTAAATCAGGACAATTAATTTTCATCTCTAAACCATCTGCAAACTCATTTAATGCCATTTTTCTTATCTGATAATATCTAGTTTTTTCAAAATGTAGTCTCATCATTGCCTCAACTGCTGATATTTTCCCTAGTGTATTATCTAGTACTACTTTCAACTCTACTGATCCTTTATCGTATGTATCTGCAACTCCATCAACTATTGATTTAGCATACAAATATTTTACTAGCTTTTCTTCATTGCTGTTTCCTATGCTTCCACCAGGCACACCACTTAAACTTGGACTTTGTATAAACTCTGGACTTGCCTGTTGATATATCTTGTATAGTCTTGGATAGTAACGTTTGTCAGTTAGAAACCTTGCCACGTTATCAGCTGTTTTATCATAGTCAATGTTTTTCATTCCGGGTATCATTAATTCTTCCAAGCTAAGCACTCTCCCTGTGGTATAATTATCTTAGTTTATGTATTATGCATGTTTCCAAGGGAGCGTGCTTTTTTATTAGTTATAGCTTCTAACCATATCGACCAATTGCTGTTCTTTACCTTTCCATTGGCGTTTGGTTTTTCGATAATCAAAATGACCTGGATATTTATGATTTGGGTTTGTTTCTTCTAGTTCTAATTCATGTTTTCTAACTATCCAAGTTAAACCTGTACTCACATCTCGAATTGACGCTGTATTCTCATAAACTTTAATAATCTCTACTTCTTTATGATTATTTCCAAAAATATCCTTAATATTAAAATGAACTTTTCCCATAATACTTCTCCTAAAAATTATCATCATGAATGTTAGCTATCACTGAAACTTTAACCTGTGTTTCAGCTTCTATGTGATTCTTTGCTCGCACAATCATATTTTTAACAACACTATCAACAGTGTATTCAATCAAATATAACTTCACTATTTAGCCTCCTTTTCAGTGCAATTTTTACTGTTTTTATACCGTTTAATCATCCCAGTGAACTCCCAATAAATCAGCTACTTCTTGATTTTTAGGTAACTCGATTACTTCTGAAAAGCCTAAATAATTATCTGTATCATTTCTGATAAAGAATGCTCTAGTAGCTTTCCTTGATAAGCAATCACATTGAGTTATTGAACCATTCATTCCACGAATAGACATGTTAAAAATCAAGAATGGAATTGCTCTATCTGATAATTCTTCTGCTTGATACCAATATGCTCGTGGATCATAGGTAAAGGTTGGAGATGTTAAGAACTTAATTAGTGGATTATCAGTTTCTGGACGCTTGTATAATGGATTCTTTAATCTATCGTTATGCCATTTAGCAATCAACATTGAGCCAGTACCTGCTGCAGGCTCGTAATAAGTACTATTATCTTTTCCAAC